ATCTGGTCGAACATCATCAAGCCACGCGCCAAGCAGGTGGGGTAGGCATGACAAAAATGCGAATTGCCATAGCGGCGCTCACGCTCAGTGCTGCTGGCTTTGTGGGGATTCTGAATCGGGAGGGATGGGGGCCGGTGGCTTACCCCGACCCGGTACACGGGACCAAGCTGCCCACTATCGGATTTGGGAGCACCGAAGGGGTCAAGATGGGTGACACCATCACCCCAGTCGCCGCGGTGAACAGGAGCCTTCGAGAAGTGCGGGTTTTTGAGGATGCCCTCAAGGCCTGTATCAAAGTGCCACTCCACCAGTATGAGTTCGATGCCTATGTCGAGCTCTCCCACAATATCGGCCCCGGCGCCTTCTGCCGCTCCACCATCGTGAAGCGCCTGAACGCTGGTCCACCATCGTGAAGCGCCTGAACGCTGGAGACTACCCCGGGGCCTGCGAGGCGATCTTGCTATTCAAGCGTGCCGGCAATCAAGACTGCTCGGTACCGGGGAATCGGGTATGTCCCGGGCTCTGGAAAGACCGGCTGCGCCTCAATACGAAGTGCAAGGGGGAGTGATGGTGACAACTCCGCAGAGCAGGGCGTTGCCGTTCCTGGCCGGCACCCTGGTGATAGCCGCCCTGGCCGGTGGTGGGGTGGCGCTCTACTGGTCCGGCCAAGATGATGGGAAGGAAGGGGAGCGCAAGACCTGGCAGGCGAAGTGGGATGAAGAGGCGACCCGTCTGGCCACGGCAAGGACCAAGGCAGAGCTGGAGGCTCGGGAGGAAGAGCTGCGCCGCCAGGCAGAAATCGATGAGGTAAGAGAGCATGCACAAGAACAAATCGCCCAAGCACAAGCTGATGCCTATGCTGCTAGCCTTGAGTCTGGCCGGCTGCGCGAGCAAGCCCGCCGCCTGGCAGCCCGAGCAAGTCAGTGCGCCAGCAATCCCGGGGCTGC